AAGGTTAAACTCTCAAAGCTGCCAAGGGTTAGAAACCCTAGACTTCCTAAAGTTCCCACGGCCCAGCAACTTCATGCTCAATTGGTCAAGGATTTGCAAAAGAACGATGGTGGTAGTACAACCCAGACAACAGCGAGGACATACTGATGCCTAAAAACGTAAAATATAGTAAGGAGGCTGAAGCGAAGGCGTATGCCTCAGAAGTTGGCGGTCATGTAATCGGACATGATGACGACAAAGACGGTCATCCCGATACTTGGACAGTTGTAGAGATACCTGAAGAAGGCGCTACTGAAGGACCCTCTTTAAGAGACTTTGAAGAAGGAACCCCTGAGTATGAGCAACAGGAGCAATGGCTTAAGGACGTTGATGCTGGCGGTAAGCCACCAGAAAGAAACATGGGCGGTGCTTTTGTTGATGAACTGGGCTACAGGCACGGTGGAATGACTAATCCGAAGCGTGATCCTATCAAGTATGCCGCAGGTGGTGCTGTTCGAGGAAAACGATTTGTGGGTAGTTTCTAATTGGCAGACCCGACAACTTTCGCATATTCGGTCTTGAAAGCTCTTCAGGATCGTATCAAACTGACAGAAGAGGCCATCCTCCAGGGTGGCCCTAAAGATATGGAGTCCTACAAACAACTGGTAGGGGAACTTAAGGGACTTGAGTTTGCAGAACAGGAAGTCAAGGACCTATTACAGTCTTCGGAGGATGAATGACGAAAACGCTATTAGTACCCGATAAGTACGTCAATGAGAAAAAGAACAAGGCTGTAGCAGAGGCGTATGTAAAGGAAGAAGATCGCGTACTGGACACTTCCCGCTTGGATAAAGTGGCATTAAGTGAGAGATTACCGCAGCCTACGGGCTGGCGCATTCTTGTTATGCCCTATATGGGCAAAGCTACCACAGACAGCGGGATACATATCCCGGATGCTGTGCGTGATCGTGAAGCATTGGCAACGGTTGTTGCCTACGTTCTAAAAGTTGGACCTTTGGCTTACCAAGACCCATCCAAGTTTGGATCTGGGGAGCCTTGGTGCAAAGAAGGCCAGTGGATTTGTATTGGCCGTTATGCTGGCGCTCGATTTAAAATTGACGGCGGCGAAGTCCGTATCATCAATGACGATGAAGTGATTGCCACTATTATGGAACCTGATGATATTAAACATGTCTAGAAAGAAGGAAGTAACCATGGAAACCATGACATGCCAGAAGAAACTAAGATTGATATTGGGGATGCTGAAGAAGCCCCAGTAGATGTGAATTTGGGGGCGGAGCCAGAACCCGCACCAGACTCTGAAGTTAAAGCAGAGGTAGCTCCACAAGAAGAGGAGCTTGAGGAATACAGTGCTGGCGTTAAGAAGCGCATTGGGGATTTAACCCATAAATGGCGTGAGGCAGAACGACAGCAGCAATCCGCAGTTCAGTTTGCAGAAAATGTCCGCCGTGAGAATGAGAGCCTTAAGACCAGACTTGATAATCTGGACAAGGGGTATCAGGAAGAGTTTGGGGAGCGTGTATCTTCCCAGTTAAACTCCGCAAAGAAACTTCTTAAGGAAGCTCATGAGAGCGGTGACGTAGACAAGATTGTGGACGCACAAGAAGCGTTATCTAATCTTTCTCTTGAAAAAACCAAACTTGCCAGAGCGCAAAAGGAAGTTGCGGAGCAACCCCAACAACCAGTAGCGCAACCTCAACAACCAGCACCACAACCTCAACAACCAACAGCACAACCAGACGCTAAAGCGCAATCCTGGGCTGAAAAAAATGATTGGTTTGGTCAGGACGAAGTTATGACATACGCCGCTTTTGGCGTACATAGGCGGTTAATAGAGGATGAGGGGTTTGATCCCCAATCTGATGAGTACTATGCTGAAATTGACAAGAGAATGTCGTCTGAGTTTCCACAGAAACTTGGGCAAAAGACTCAGTCAAACGGGGGAAGCCGAAAGGTTGCGTCAGCCGAAGCTTCCGCATCCCGCAACAAAAGTGGACGGAAAACTGTGCGATTAACGCCCTCTCAAGTTGCAATTGCAAAGCGGCTTAATGTGCCGCTTGAAGAATACGCAAAATATGTAAAGTGAGGGATTAATCATGACCGAATTAGAGAACACATCTCGCCAAAAGTCTACCACTAGGACGCCTCGAAAAAACCAATCACGTGTCGCGGAGGCACGCCGGGAACCTTGGAAGCCACCATCCATGTTGGATGCTCCCCCTGCACCTGAAGGCTTTAAGCACAGGTGGATAAGGGCGGAGGTCATGGGTTTTGATGACCGAAAAAACGTATCAGCCAGAGCCCGTGAGGGATATGAACTGGTACGCGGTGAAGAATACCCAGACTTTGATGCCCCTACCGTTGATAACGGTAAACACGCAGGGGTTATTGGAGTAGGTGGGCTTCTTTTAGCAAGAATTCCTGTTGAGATCGTCGAGGAACGCAATAATCATTACCGGGGTATGACCCGCGATCAAATGACGGCTGTTGATAACGAGTTAGCTCGTGAACAACATCCGGCGATGCCGATTAATAAACCTGATCGGCAGTCTAAAGTAACTTTTGGAGGTCCCCAATCTGAAGGGGACTAGAAAACGGAAGGTAGAGTATGGCTAACAGTAATGGAAGCTTTGGTCTGCGCCCCCTAAGTAAAATGGGAAGCGCAACAAACTCCACGGGTTTGTCCAACTACTCGATGTACGAAATTGCGAATGGCAACACAGATAAGCTGTATCACGGCGAACCTGTAATTCCACTTTCCACTGGCTTTATCGGCGCTCCTGGCGCCGCTGCTGGCGGAACCGTGGGCCTTTTGGGCGTCTTTCAAGGTTGTAAGTACGTTGCGAGTACTACTGGGAAACCTACATGGAGTAACTACTGGCCCGGTTCCGGGGCAGACAGTAACCACCCGATTGAAGCATATGTAAACGATGATCCAATGCAGTTGTATGTAATTGCAACGGATGCCACGTGGACAAGTAAAGCTACGGCCCGTGCCGCAGTTTTTGCTAATGCTAACTTCTCAACCGCTATTACAGGAACAGACACTACGGGAGTATCGTTAGGTCGCCTTGCGATTAGTACGATTGCTACCACAGCTGCTCTGCAAATGAGAATAATGGGTTGGGTAGATGATCCAGAGAACGCTGATTTTTCAGCGGCTGGTATCGGGGCAATTGTCAGGTTGAATAACCACTTCAATAGCAACAATGGTGCTATTGCGGCTGGTACTCCTTCAACCACTGGCGTATAGGAGTATTGAGAAATGGCTATTAGTCGAGCGCAACTAGCGAAAGAGCTAGAGCCTGGCCTCAATGCCCTCTTTGGACTTGAGTACGCTAGGTACGATAATGAGGCTGGCGAGATATATGATACGGAATCTTCGGAACGTGCTTTCGAGGAAGAAGTAATGCTCTCTGGCTTTGGAGCGGCCCCTGTTAAGTCAGAAGGAACTGCGGTTTCTTTTGATGATGCACAGGAAGCCTACACCGCAAGGTACACACATGAGACTATTGCTCTTGCTTTCTCCATTACGGAAGAAGCAATTGAAGATAATCTTTATGACCGCCTTGCTTCCCGTTACACAAAAGCTTTGGCACGTAGCATGGCCAACACCAAACAGGTGAAGGGCGCAGCTACCTTAAACAATGCTTTTGACAGCACCTATACAGGTGGTGACGGAAAAGAGCTTTGTGCAACGGATCACCCTCTTGTGAATGGTAATGACCTTCGCAATGAGCCAAGCACAGCGGCTGATCTAAACGAAACAAGTCTTGAGAACGGACTTATTGACATTGCTGCCTTTGTCGATGAGCGCGGACTTAAGGTTTCGGTTCGTGGAATGAAAATGATTGTTCCGCCAGCGTTGCAGTTTGTGGCGGATCGTCTTCTTGAATCCACTCTTCGCCCAGGTACGGCGGATAACGATGTTAATGCCACGCGGAACATGGGAATGTTGCCGCAAGGTTATGTCGTTAACCACTACCTAACGGATACGGATGCGTGGTTTATTAAGACGGATGCACCTAGAGGCTTCCTACATTTTGAAAGGATGCCTATGTCCACTAAAATGGAAGGTGATTTCGATACAGGAAATGTAAGGTTTAAGGCCCGTGAGCGTTATAGCTTTGGGTACTCTGACCCACGTACTGTATTTGGTTCTCCTGGTGCGTAACTACTGAAGTTGGGGGGGAGCTTGTCTCCCCCCTTTTTCTGGGAATCATAGCCCTAGCGACTGTCCCAGCAGACGCTTACGAAGACTCTAGGGCAAATCTCTCGTAAGGAGGTGTATCGTGTCACAGACAACTTTTAATGGCCCGGTTAGATCCGAAAACGGCTTTAAGGTCATAAACGTCAATTCTACTACAGGAGCGGTTACTGAGACTTCTTCTATGGCCTCTACTGGTGTTGTCACCAACAAGTATATTAAACATGTTGGTTACGCCACAGGCGTTACTGTAAACACCACGGCTGGCGACAGCCCTGCTATTGGTGAGTT